GCTATATAGAAACTACATGAGGAACAAAACGCTGATTGACATGCGAATGATTCCTGATAATATTGTCAATGCGATCGAGCAAAAGATTGCAAGTGCAAAGCGAAAAGATAGACAGCAGCTGATGATGTATTTCTCTCAAAAGAGAATGCGTCAACTTCAAGAACAACTGAATGACTTTTAGGAGCATATAATGAAACTGATGATATCTGAAATTCTCAAACAGTGTGGTGAAATTAGTCAGAGACAAAAAAAGATCGAGTTCCTTCGGAAAAACTATAGTCCAGCACTGGGAACAATTCTCAAATACACATACGATCCAAATCTGAAATTCCTTCTACCAGAAGGTCCGGTACCGTATACTCCATCCAATGTTGTGGAAAACCATGGAATGTTGTATTCGGAAGCTCGCAAGCTTTACCTGTTTGTTGAGGGCGGCCATCCCAACCTAACACAGATCAAGCGCGAGACACTTTTCATTCAATTGCTAGAAAGTATTAATGAAAAAGAGGCGGTCCTATTGTGCGCGGTTAAGGATAAAGATATGTCACGCCTATATCCCAGTGTAAACTACGAATTAGTTAATGAAACATTTCCCGGACTTTTGCCCCCCAAAACAGTTGTTGTAGAAAAACAACAAATGGAGGCTGATCCCCCAAAAAAGCGAGGTCGTCCAAAAAAGACCGGTTGACAGGTCTCTATGATTTTGATATGATGAAAAACTCAAGTGATGAGGCCTGGCATGTTGATCTATACGACCACCCGCAGTTCAAAAAAGCAACCTCGCAAGACGAAACGCGAACTCGAGGAATACAATCGTTGGTTGCAAAGTGTAAATCCTTCTGGCAAAAAATTAGAGAAAAAATTTACACAACTACAACCAAGTAAAGTTTATCGGCGTGGATACGAAGAGACAAAAGCCATTCCTAGTTACGATTCTGGTGCTCCTGCTGTGCTTGCTGTGAAGAGCATCATGGATCCTTTCAATCTTCAAAAAGAGTCCGAAGAGGTGCGTGAGGCAATTATTTCAAAAAGTAAGCGCGTGACTAGCCTTTATAACAAAGGGGGTCTACAATATATTAGTGATGATACCGACCCAACCACATTGGGTTCAAGTGAAAGGAGAAGGTAATGAGCACAATTTTTAGCAATCCTGCAGATCGAAAAACGATTCGAGATGCACTACATGAAATTTCTGCATCGATGACTCGAATAGAAGGTGAACGAGATTATATTAGCGAAACGATTAAGGACATTACGGCTAAGTACCCTGCGGTTTCTAAGAAGGTTTTTCGGAAAATGATTAAGGTATACCACTCCCAGACATTCAATCAAGAGGTTGAGGAGCATGAGGAGTTTGAGAACCTTTATGAAACCATTACCACGGCACCCACAAAGAATGAATAATACCCGCTACATTGTCGAAGTACAGATTCTTGATGCGATTAATCGACCCAAGAAAAAGCGTATTCTGGGTGTCTGGGGAGACGCCGAAAAGATTCCTTATGATCTTATTCGTCGTGCAAACAGTATTGCTTATCCTGGTTGTTCAATCGAAATCAAGGTCAATGCATACGAAGGGCCCTAATGAAGATTGCCGTTTGTTCTGATATTCATCTTGAGTTTGGTGATTTGCCTATTAAGAACACCGAAAAAGCAGATGTCTTAGTATTGGCGGGAGACATTTGTGTTGCAGAGGATTTTTTTAAAGACGAATTGCGTACTCGCTATCTTAAATTTTTTGAACAATGCTCTCAAGAGTTTAACCATGTGATTTATATCATGGGTAACCATGAACACTATTCTGGAGACATAGGCAATAGTATTCATATCTTAAAAAAAATATCAGGTGAATATCCCAACATAAAAATCTTAGAAAATGAAACCTTTGAGGTAGATGGTGTTGTTTTTGTTTGTCAGACACTCTGGACAGATCTAAATAACAATGATACCAATACCAAGTTTAAGTTACGGCATTACATGAATGACTATAGAATTATTCAGATTCTACATGATAATGAAACACAACTTAGCACACTTTCCCCTGATGATACTTTGACTATTCACAAAAGGTCAGTAGACAATATTGTAAATGTCTCAAAGAGCAATTTAGATAAGAAAATTGTAGTAGTGGGTCACCATGCCCCATCACATAAGAGTGTAAAACCACGATATGAACTCGACTATGAAATCAATGGAGGCTACCGTTCTAATCTTGAATGGGTCATGGATCAAAATAGAAACATCAAACTATGGATCCATGGACACACTCACCATGAATTTGATTATATGATTGCTGATACAAGGGTAGTCTGTAACCCCCGTGGATATGTTAACTATGAACGAGGATCACAGAGTGAGCACCCCTACTATCCTATGTATCTGGAAGTTTAAATATAAAAGCGATTTTTTCTGTATTTGATAGTTTGAGCTCTTGCTTCCATAAAGGAATAGAAGATTGTTGTGAAAAACTTTTTCATAGTAAGCCTCCTCTTTGGGGTCTGTTAAGGTCTCGAAGAATCCTCTCTACATCAACCAAATCTTGAGCGAACTCGAAATGCTTTTCAAAACTTTTTCTATCATATTCCTTGATTTTATCATCTAGGTATTGTATAATGCGCTTAAACATGGTTACACCTTTTGGGTTGTTGAGAAGTGGTGGGATTGTGTCCCCTTATATTTATATTGCAACGCAACATGAGTTCTAATCTTATACTTTTGGTGGCCCTTATTTATTTGTATGTCGCAATCGAGCAGGGCATGAAGGGTAACATGGGCATACTTATCGCTTTCGCGGGATATGCATTTTCAAACATAGGTCTTTACATTCTTTCTTCAAAGTGAGGTAATAAACATGAGTTACAATTATGAACCCCATTACGCACAAGCATCACAGGATCAAAGTCATTTGGATCAACTCAACGGCGTGGGATTTTCTGCACATCTAGAAAATGTTAATGCTTTGAGTCGACTACAACCCTTGTCTATATTTATTTCAACTGACCTTATGCAGCGTCTTACTGAACTCGAAATGAGTATTGATGTTTTAGCTGAAAGACTGGCACCGATTACAAAAATTCTAGATACACAAGGACCGATGGTGAGTCTTTCGGTTAAGCAAATTGTCCTGTCAGATTCAGATATTCGAGCAAAGCTGTGCGCGCTTGAAAATAAGATTATAGAAATTACCAATAAAATTTCCTCCATGACCAACAATTTAGAAACACTCTAATGAAATCAGAATATAAAGAATTGGCTAAACAGGCAGGATTTATATTTTGGGCAAATGAGGATTGGAAACCTGTTGATGCTGTGATTGACTGGTCCTGTGACTATGATAAAGAGCTAGAGAAACTAATTGAATTAGTTATAGAAAAATATGGAAAGGGGCATCGTGTTTAGTGGATCCAGAATAATGTTGTTTTAAAACAACACCTTTGTTGCATGTATACAACAGTTAAAAATAACGGTTGCATTCCCCTACAGAATCTGTATAATAGTTATTGTCGATTGATTGAGAGGAAACGACATGGCTAAGAAGATGACTCGGGAGCAAATCGAATTGGTTGTGACTCGCTTTGCTAAGCAGGCGACAGGTAAGCATGGTGACTATGCTTTTACTGCGGGTTACTTACAATCTCTAGTAACATCCCTGATTGCAAAACTTCCTGCAAAAGAGCAAGAATCTCAAATCAAAATTCTTCTAACCTCTTCGGTGTGGGAATGAGACTCAAAGAAAAACTTCTGGGGGGACTGTACTTTTATAGTTCCTCTCTCCCTATTCTCGCTTACATTGTTCTAATACTTTTTATTATTTTTGTGGTCTTATAATGAACACGGACAATATAAATATTTTACTACAGCAGGTGGCACAGGAACTCAAATCTCGACAGATTGAGATTGATACCGAACACCTGATGCAGGAGATTGCCTTTCTCGAGTGGGTTAAGGCAATGGAAAACGAATACTCTGCCTACAGTTACTGCGAGGAATAAATGAAAAAATTAATTGCCGCCATTGCCTTATCTGTTTCTGCCAGTGCAGCAAATGCTATTGGACCCGAAGCGGTTGTAGGTGCATTAATCGGCGGCATTATCATTGGTCAGGCAACTGCAGAACCCTCTCCGCCTCCATATGTTTACTATCCTCCTCATTCTTATGGAGGACATATTCAGGGTCATTACCACTACGCTCCTCGACCTGTTCGCCAATGTTTCAGCGTTCCTCTCTATGATGCCTATGGTCGTTATGTCTCTTCTACACGCAGATGCCACTATGTTCAATACTAAACCAATTAAGCGTCGCAATCCTGTTGCCTTTGATTTGCTTCTTTCAGGTACATATAAACAGCGAAAAGTTAAATCTAGGCGTGATTATAAGCGCAATTTCAAGAACCAACGGGAGTATGAATTAACTACATCATATTGAAAGGGGCATTATGTCATGGTTACTTGGGGCACCTCGCCCCAAATTTGTTAATGAGTCAAAAGAAACAACAGCAAAAAAAGTTTGTTGGTTACTAGATTATTCAAGGAGTGATAATGAAGCGTTACACAGTAGAAGTTCAGGAAGACGAATCGGGACAATTCCTGGAACTTCCCGACCCTCTTCTTCAAGAAACGGGATGGAAAGAGGGTGATACACTTAACTGGATTGACAACAAAGACGGTTCCTACACTCTTGAGAAAGTAGAAACGCCAACTGAGAAAGAATTTGTGCTGGTTGAGACAATGAGCATCTATCGAATGCGCTATGTTGTTGAGGTCCCGAAGGGCAAACCAAGTTGGGCAGAGGATACAGTAGTTCTAGAAGAGGCAAAAGAGTTCTCACAGAAGCACATTAGTGAAGAAATTTTCTCTTCTCGTGTTCTGGACAAGGAAGAAGTTGTAAAACTTTTCCATACGGATAATGATTATCTTTCTAATCAAAGCCCCGAAACCATTATTGACAAATGGGTCACTAAGGTTGATAATGATGGTAGTGTAACAAATTGAGAGTGATAGGTGAATATATTCTACCTCCATACTGATCCAAAGACATGTGCAGAAATGCACAATGATAAGCATTGCGTGAAGATGATTATCGAGTACGCACAGCTTATGTCTACCGCTCATCGTGTGCTTGATGGCGAAGAATACTATGACAAGACCGCCAATGGTCGTAAGATTAAACGCTGGCGCATGGAGAATCCAAAATATGAAAATGGTCTGATGAAGGCATCACATGTTAATCATCCATCTGGTGTTTGGGTTCGTCAAAGTCAGCAAAATTACATGTGGCTCAATCAGATGTGGAATTATTTGTTATTAGAATATACTCATCGTTATGGTAAACGCCATGCTTGTGCAGACCGTATGGATGTTCTGTATGCTTGGCCAGAAAATATTCCCAATGGTACTTTTACACCACCGACACCTGCAATGCCAGATGATGTAAAAGTTCCCAATGACTCTATTGCATCCTATCGTAACTATTATAGGAAGAATAAAGTTCACCTAGCGTCTTGGAAAAAGCGTCCTGTGCCTGACTGGTACACACAAAATGTATAAATAAAGATATGCCACTATACGATTATCAATGCTCATCATGCAATCATACATTCACAGAAATGTATCGTATTGCAGACAGAAATAAACCAGAGGGCGATCCTTGCCCCTCATGCCAATCTCACACCTTGCAATTAGTTATCGGGACACCTGCAATGGGTGACTCGGTTCGTTTAGGTATTCGAACACACGATGATGGGTTTAGGGAGGTCCTATCGAAAATTCATTCTTCTACATACAAGAGCAATCTAAACAACAAACTATCTAGATAATGGTCAGCGCGAAAATAATTCCGTTTAACCAAAGGGACAGCAATTTAAGGCTGTCCTTTTTTATTTCAGAGGGCTACATGGCAAAGAGACAAGAAAAAGTACAAACATTGCCTAATCATCGTCTTAAAATTTACCTAGACGATATGAATGTAATATCACCTTTGACTGACAATCAAAAAATATTTTTTGAACACTACAACGATGGACAATCCTTCATGTTGCTGCATGGCGTTGCAGGCACTGGGAAATCATACATTGCACTTTACAAAGCCCTCGAGGAAGTGCTCGATAAGTCCTCAGTTTACGATAGAGTCATCATTGTCAGATCAGCTGTTCCCGCTCGAGACATCGGACACCTACCAGGAGATGAGAAAGAAAAAACAGAAGTGTACAAAGAACCCTATGTAGAAATCTGTGCGAACTTGTTTACTCGCGGGGATGCATTCCAGCGTCTACAAGAACAAGGAGCATGCCACTTTCTTATTACTTCGTTTTTGCGAGGAGTTACTCTAGACAATAGCATCATTATTGTTGATGAGTGCCAGAACCTTTGTGACTCAGAAATCAATACAATTATGACTCGAGTCGGAAATAATTCAAAGATTATCTTTTGTGGTGACTTTAGGCAAACAGATCTGAACAAGAAAAATGACATGTCAGGCCTCAAAAAGTTTATCAACATTGCCAAGATGATGCCCACCTTTAAACTTATAGAATTTTCTCCTCAGGATATTGTGAGAAGTGAATTAGTTAAACAATATATTTTAGCACGACTAAAGTACGAAGATTCAAATTCTCATATATAATGTTGACAAGGCATGATGTATTGCTTATAATACAGCATGTTAATTATTTACAATAAAGATGAAACTTTTTAGAACGCAACCGCATGTACCAACTATTCCTAAACTCAAACAGATAACAAATACGGCTACTGGCAAGAGACTTTATGTAACCCCCGAGGGAAAAAAGTACCCATCAATCACAAC